CATTTGTGGAGGCAAAATCAAATGCAAAACTCGGCACTTTGTTAAACCCTACATATTTGTTTGTTAAGTCAAGTACCATTTGATTACTCTGACCAAATATTACGTTTCCTTCATTAAATGGATTAATATATAATGGTGAACATGAATGTATGTTCGTTACATACAAATCAGTGACGCAATTTGCAGAAGCTCCGATTGTGTTTGTTGAAATTGTATTTGCAGTAATCCCACTTAAAAATGTTGTAGTTGCTGAAATTGTTCCACCACTAAAAATACCATCCATACCACTCGACCCTGAAGAACCGCTTGTCCCACTACTACCAGATGTACCATTTGTACCACTAGTACCATTTGTTCCCGATGTTCCATCAATACCTGATGAACCTGAACTACCACTTGTACCATTAGTTCCTGATAAACCTGAACTACCACTAGAACCATCAGTACCATTTGTTCCCGATGTTCCTGTGACACCAGTTATAGGGGACCAACTTGCATAACCACTTGCATCTGATGTTAAAACATATCCTGCGGTGGCCCCTGAAGTCATTTGAAAGTTTTCAGTTTTAAGTCTACCTATAACATCAACTTTTTCCGTAGGATTTATTGTACCAAATCCAACAAAACCTCTTGTTGTTCCACTACCTTGTATGTGAACATCAGGTGTTGTTCCATTAGCATCTTGACCTGCATAAAATCTGACATAATCTTGTGTGGAACTTCCTTGTCTATTTATTATATTCAAACCATTTGCATCATTGGATGCATACAAATGTCCATCTCCGACTGCTCCGTATCCCGGATATGTAACATCTGTCCAAGCCCTCATACCAAACCCCACAGATGCATCAGGGTTGGCTCCCGATGGAGAAATTGTTGCAGACATTCTTGGCAAGTTGGTTGAACCTGAAATATCCAAAACACCTCCAACAGAGTTTCTATAATTCAAAACTGATGCACCATTATACAACTCCAAAGTGTTTGATGGTGAGGTAGTTCCAATACCAATCCTGGCGTTTCCTTGGTCTAAAGTAATACCTGATAATATTCCAAAAAATGTGTTTCCTGTTACAGTACCTCCTGATAAAGGAAGATATTCACCACTTCCACCTCCACTAGTACCACTTGTGCCATTAGTACCTGAAGAACCACTACTCCCACTTGAACCTGAAGAACCACTACTCCCACTTGAACCTGAGGTTCCGTTTGACCCGCTTGTACCGGATGAACCACTACCTGTTGCTCCTGTAATTGCGTTTGCTAATTGTTGAATTGTTGCTTTGTATGAAGAGCCAGCGGCGTTTTGTGAGGTATCACCTGTTATTACTATGTGAATTAAATCACTAAGAGTTACTCCTGTGGCTAAGGACCTGTCGGTTAATCTATTATAAGTTGGCATATCACTTTATAAATATTGTAGAAATAATTATTGAAACACATTAATGTCCCCATCCATGAAAATAAACACATTCCCATCTTGGAAACTATAAACTCCACATTCTAATAAATATAATTTCTCACATAAAGTGCCATCTAAAATTTTAAGATAAACCGCAGGAGCATTTGGAAAAAAGTTATCTGTGTTTATTACCACTGTGGGTGAAAAAGAAGTGACCGCAGTAATAAAAAAACACCCAATATTATTTGAATCACACACATAAATGTTGTATGGGCTTGTTCCACTAGTTACTCCTGTTACTTCTATTAACATTTATATCCAAACTAATCTATCCCCACTTTCTGTGGTTATTATGAGTGCCGTCTCAGTTAATATAAAAAACGTATCTGAAGGACAATAAACGTATTTAAAAATTAAACATCCCGTACTATCAACAAGTTTAATCAACAATACTTGTGCAGATGAGAAAAATGAATTAAGCGTATACGTCGTTCCTGTTGACCCTAACAAAAAACAATTATTCATGTATTGGTCACAAACATAAAACTGATAGGGTGGTGTACCTCCTGTTTCTCCTGATATGATTAATTGTGATGGCATTAAACGTAGCAGACAACATCATAAACAATACTCAACCCTAAACTAAAATCAGCATCAGATAGTGGGTCTTCATCCCCATCACAATTTGAATAAATTGTAAGAGTATTATTCAATAGGTTTATTTCATAACTTTGTATTTGAGGGATACCTGATAAAATATTTTCTATTGTTGATTGCCAAACACTATCTTGTGGAACATCATTTAATGTTGTTGCTGTGTAAAATGTTTGAGTATATGCGGTTCCATTAATATCAACCTCACAAATTAATTCAGCAGAATTAAATGAACAACCAGTGTACCCTGAAATAATATCTAAATAACCTTCATTCAACATTTCAATTAATCCTCTTTGATTTCCTGATGATGTTGTAAATGTGTTAGTACACAAATTAAATGTTTGGTAAGACGTAACTAAATTACCTATACAAGTTATAGTAAAATTTTGAGTTTGGGTACATCCTGATGAATCTGTAATTGTTACATCATAAGTCCCTCCACTTAAATTAGTCACAGTTGAACCTGTTTGTCCGTTTGACCAACTATATATGAATGGGGGTGCCCCATCATATATATTAACAGTCGCTGTTCCGTTATTAGTCCCGTCACAATTGGTGGTTGAAAGTCCTGTTATCAGACTTCCACCTGTTGTTATAGTAAATCCTGTACTTACTACACACCCATCAGCATCTGTAACGCTTATTGTGTAACTTCCTGCAGCCAAATCAGTATAAGTAATTGCCGATAATGGTGAATCTATTAGTGTGTCCCCATTACTTAAAATGTAATCTAAAGGTGATGTGTATCCCGAACTTACTTGAATAACTGCAGTTCCATTTAATTGACCACAAGTTGAGCCGGTTGTTGTTGCACTAACGCTAAATTTAGGTGTTGACGTAACACTCACTTGTTGTTGGTAAACACAACTACTCCCACTACCTGAAATTGTTATCAAATAGTTGTCAGTAACTAAATTGCTAAAAGTATATGTTTGACTTTGACTTACATTTGATTGTACGTTTCCTGAAGTTTGCCCTGATAACGTATAGTTATAAGATTGGTTAGCTCCTCCAATTGAAATTTGAATTGAGCCTCCATTGATATTACAAACAGGGTTTGTGACTGATACACCCACAAGGTCAAAACTACCAGGAGTTAAAAGATTACCACTCACTAAGGTCTGACAATAACTCGCATCTCTAACCAACACTTGGTAATTACCCGCACTTAAACCTGATATTGTGAATTCATCATCTAATGTATATCCAACTAAACCTGTAGTTGCCGAATAGTAAAGAGGTGAAGTTCCTCCACTTATGGTAAAACTTAATGAACCGTTATTTTGAAAACAACTTGGTTGAATTGCTGTCTGAAATGCTAACCCTAATGGTAGAGCAACTCCTATTGTTTCTGTTTTTGTTGTCTGACACCCTAAACTATCTGTAACCGTACAACTGTATGTTCCTTGTGTTAGTCCCGTTATAATTTGTGTTGTTTGCCCATTACTCCATAAGTAAGTATACGGACCTGTACCCGTCATACCAGTTACAGCTAACTTACCCCAATTTAAATCACAATTAGATGTATCAACTTTCCAAAATCCAAAATCAACAGCAGTACTAGCACTAACTACAGTATTTTCTGTATAGGCGGTCGCCAATGCGTTATCAACAACAATCGCATAATAGATACCATTTGGTAAATTATTAAACGTCTGAGGTAATGTTGCGACACCTACCGTTGAGTCGTAAATACCATCTTTATAAAGTAAAATAGTAAAAGGTGAGCCCGATGTTGCGGCACTTACTTCGAAATAACCATTATCTATTCCACAAGTTGTACCACTTGTATTAATAATCTTAGCATCAAAACACCCACTTATTGTTACATTTATAAAAAGTTCATTGTTTTGAATACCTTGACTATCATTTAACCTAAAAACGTAAGTTCCACCAGTAAGGCCAGTGAAAGTTATTTGCGTGGTTCCTGTTTGGGCACTTATGGATGGGTCAAAAGTATTATCAATAGTATATGGTGAAATTCCTCCTGTTGGATAAAAAACAATTGTTCCTGTCGCCGCTGAACAAACTCCAGTTACTGAAAAACTAACGTCTAAAGGACCTTGGTTACAGTTTTGAGTACAGGTCTGACCCGTAGCAATATATACACCAAAAGATGTTCCTGTAAATGTTTCGTCTAAACAAATACTTTGACCTACGGAAACACCTGTTTGGGTATTACCACAACAATCCACATAACTAAAAACACCATTCGTTAAACCTGAAACACAAGCCATTTTTTATCTTAACATATTACGTATCCACTACCAGTGTCTTGGATGTTTATGTAAATACTATTTACACCGCTTACTACAGTATAAGTATAGTATGAACTAATTCCACAGTAACCTGTGTATGTACCACTATTATTTCCAGTTCCAAATCTTATATTAAACCCACCTGAATTTAAAACACCAATATCTATCACATCACCAATTAAATTAGATGTTGAATAAGTTTGGTAATTTTGTAAAGTCAAAGGTTTATTACCAACTCCTTGATTTGGTATTGTAATCCATGCACCTCCATTTATCCTATAAATTAATGTTAATGGTAATGGGAGTAAAACCGGAGACCCTAAGTACATGTTAACAGTTGCGTACGCAGGTGTTGGGGTTGGTGTCGGTGTTGCTGTAGGTGTTGGGGTTGGTGTAGGTGTTGATGCCGGTGGTGTACAATTAATATCAATATCAACACCGATGTTTAAATATAATGTACTAGTTGAGAAATTATCATAACAAGATGTATTACTCACTATTAAAGTGTTCCCCGCAAAGTAGTAATTTAACCCATAATTATATAAACCGACTAACTCAGTATCAATAGCATTAATTAGTTGAGTTTGAGTTGGGTAATCGTTTATACCATAACCTGTATAAAATTGTTCTTGAACTAATATTTGAGAGTCTAATCTACAATCAACATACCAGTTAGAAACAATACTATTTAAATCGCACATGTTTTGTGTAAACCCACTTTGAGACAACAAACTTGCAACTAATGTTTGTAATATTTGAGAAGGTGTCCCATCAATACTACATTGTAATGTTTGGTCAATACAGTCATAAGCAAATGGTTGTCCCATATACTTACATGGAATACAAGCCACAGGAATAATCTGACACCCTCTTTGTCTTCTCCAAACGTATTTTTGTCTATGGAAAATAGAGTTTTCCATTTTTTGACCTGTCAACCATAAAGATGTACCAGGAACAACTTGTTCCAATAGTCTTTGCCAATAATCACCCAAACCTAAAGTATAATCAATCATTTTTTGGTATGAGAAATTATTTGATGGTATTCCTACCGTTTGTTCTGAATTTAAATAATTCCAAAAAACAGATTGTAGTGTTGGATAACCTCCTGTTTTACCATCAGTAATTGTTTGTCTGTTTCTTACATTAATAAAATTGTTATAGAAACTTTGTGCGAACTCAAAGAAAGTTTTTTGTTTTGGTTTTGGGTCAATGTGTGTCCAATCAATATTTCCAGGGTATGGGTATGGTGATGTTAAACCTGAATTTGGTATTGGGTAATCATACTTAACAGACATGTCCCATATATCATATGTAATACCTTGTCCCATGTTCATATAAAGTTCCAAATTCTTAGAATTGATTACCAATTTGTCATTACCAACTGAATAATCAACACCATTAAAGTTATCATTATTTTTTCTTACACCTACATCACTTACTACCCATGATTTTTGGTTGTCCGAAACACGTCTTAAAGTATAACCCACATTCATGTCAGGGAATTTTCTAAGACTATCCATATACTCCTGACCAAAATTAAATGGTTGAATTTTTGTAATTAAATAAGGGTTTGAACCACTAAGTGATGAATTTTCGTTATCAGCAATCTCTATTGACCTATGTTTTGGTGTTTGTTCGAACCATCCCGCACCTTTTTGAAAAAAATTGTCACTTGTTTGTGCAGGGCTTTTAGGGTAACCATCACTATCCACTCCATAGTCATCTAATGTTGTGGTAATACGTCTTATAAACCCACTACTCGCATAACCTGTATATGTTACACCCTGAACTTTAAAGGTGTTCGTAGGGTCTAAAGCTGGTGCCGTTACAAATTTTGTTCCACCTGATATTGTTGCATATTGTTCGGTGAAATTATTAACATTAATTCTAGCATCCGCAACATAAACTATTTCGTTAAATTCCATTAAAGCCTCAGGAGCACCAATAAATCTCATAACATACTCCATAGACCTTCTTGTCCCTTTAGTTTTGTACATGTAAGCAGAATTCAAAATTAAATTCCTATAATATTGATAATTTAATTCTGTTGGTGTCGGGCTATTAGTTTGACCTGCATAAATTTGTTGAGATTTTGAACTAAAAACAGAATCTAAAAAATTCTCATTCGTTATTGGTGAAATATTAGGATTAATCCCTAAAGTTTGAGCCAAATTAAATAATAGTTGCGATGGTATATCATTACCGACTTGGTAATTAACCGAATTCATATATGCTAAACTATCTATAAATTTTTTAACTTCATCAAAACTTCTACCATAAAGTTGTAAAACCTTTTCAATTTTTTGGTCTTGTGTATCAAATTCTTTGAATGAACCTGTTATTAAAAACCTACTAATTAGATTTGTTTTATATTCATCAAGTCTTTCGGCAACTAATTGTAAATTATCCAAATATTTGTTAAATAATGAACTTGTAATATCTAAGTTCCAAAATTTATTAATAGGCCAAGTTACACTCTTATTATATAGTGTGTATTTACCTGTTGTGCCATCATATTCGGGATATGAAAAAACGGCTTTATACTTTGGTAAGGTATTTTGATTAAGTAAGAATTTTTCAACCTCATCAAAGGCATCTCCAAATATTTCTTGAGTTTTACTATTGTTTGGTTTTAAAATTAAAGATTTTGTTGTTGCAGTTGCGCCACTAAATAAATCACCACTAACACTAACGGTAACCGTACCACCACTCATACTTTGAGTTGGTTCAAAAAATGTTAAATTATATTCTTTATTTAAATCTTCAAAATAGATTGAATACTTTTCATATTCAGTAGTCAAAGCCCTTATTGGGTGAACAGGAAACGGTTGGACCGCGATGTTTCTTTCAGCATTAACAGAAAAATCAATACTAAATGGATTTCTAAATAATCCAGAATCCATATCAAAAGTTGTTTCGTTATTAACTGAATTATAAACAATATTATAAGCAGTAAATCCGGAGTATAATCCTGATTGGTGTAAAGCGATTATTTCAATAGCCGCAGGGAAATTATTAATTATTTTAATCGCCGACGCTGAAAGTCTTTTGGTTAATGAACCATAAAGAGAAAAACTTGTTATTTCTGATAAATCATAGTTTGGATAAACTTTAAAGTTTTTTTCAATTATTCTTCTTGCCTCATCAATATTAGTGACATTTATATTATCTAAAGTATATGGTTCAGAAAAAACCCCAGTATCGAAAGTTCTGTTAGACTTTTCGTATATCGCTGAGGTAAATTGGAAATTTCCTTGCGTTAATCCACCTGCATCAGTAATCTGAACTCCGACAAGATTATCTGCAAAAGTATTTGTTCCAATAGGTGGGAAGAAAATCTTATTAGCCATTAAGTAATAATATTTGTGAAGTTTTTACTGAAGTCTATATTAGCACCCCTATCTTGTCTAACTTCGTATAACAACTCATTAAAGTTATCTCTAACCTCAAACAAGTTGTATTGTTTATAGATGTTGTTATTACTATCATATAATGTGTAAATACCGTCTTCCATACTCTTAGTTTGATTACCGTAAAGAGCTATTGCAATCGTATCCAAATCGTAATCAGCCATTTGTATATCAATGGTGATTGGATTAAAGAAAGTATTAGATACAATAATTTTTTGATTTGGTTGACCTATAAAAGGTGTTGCTGTTGGTTTGTTTGTTGGTGAAGAGGATGGTGATAAAGTACAAAATACTAAGTCACTCCCGCCATCAACGTAACGATATCTGATGGTTTTTTGTGATGAATTAACTTGTTCATTTGTAATAGGTTCACAAAAAAATGATGAAGTTACTATTCTATAAAAATTTGGTATTTTACTCCCATCTAAATTTAGGTATTCAACTCTAAACCCAACTAACCCTTGGTTTGTAAATTTATTTCTGTATTGTGATGGAACATCATTAATATTAATAATAATACCTTTTACATTTGGAAGTGCCGATAATACCCCACAATCAGTGATAGTTGTTCTTATTTCAGCAGGTTTAATATACAATGTGTAGATTCCTTTTTTGTTAAACTCACTAGCAGGTAATTTTAAATTATATAAACCTCCTAAAATTTCTACACCCGAATTACCTCCAGTATCAGCGTTATGGTAATATGGTGTTAAAATACTTTGCGAATTTAACTTTTTAAGAAGAAAATTATCCGTTACGTCTCTACTCGGTGTGTAGTGTAATATGATATCAACATCCGCTGGTGATACATCTGAAGGTCTTACAATACCATATGTTCCTAATGCCATTTTTTATTTTATAAATAGTTTATCTGTATTTTTTATGCTTCATTAATTTTGAAGAATCCATATCCATACCTTTCTAAATCACCCATGTTATCAACTTCACCTAATCTTTCAATGGCTTCAAAGGCACTATATTTACCTCTTTCAACATAAATGTCAGTTTGCACTTGTGGAGCCATTACAAAATCTAAAAGTTGTTCGTTTTTAGTAATTATTGTTGGGTCTAAATCATTTGGAGTTAGTCCATTACTACTTACAACATAGAATGTTTTTCCGTCAGGTAAATCGTAGTAGTCAATATTATCTATTGTATACCCTGTTATCCCACTATTAATTGAATTTATTTTTCCATAAAATTGATTGTTTTTTGTAAAAACATATCCAACAGTATACGGGTTAGACCCATATCTTTTTAAATCTAATATTTTTGATTTTGTATATCCTGAAACAATAAAAGGTGTTTGAGTCCAGTTGGATGAAGATTGGTATGTTAAGTTATTAATAGAATCTAAAGGGTATATGTAATTTAAATTTAATTGAACCCCGTTCCAACTTCCCCCACTAGGTGTAAATGTTATGTTCCCATTTGGATTTGGAACACCAGCATTCATAAATGGTATTGTTATTGGTTTTGATACGGTAGTTACGCCCCAAGGATTAGCACCTGAAAGTGTTATTATATATTTTCCAGGAAACTGATAAACGTGGTTTTGTTGAGTTGATGTTAATTGCTGTATAGTACTCCCATCATTCCAATCAACACTAAACGTTGTAAAATCTAAATAACTTGTTGTATAGTCTCCCGATGTGTTATACAAACTAATTGAGAAGAGATTACTTGTATTATCTCCCGATACCAAAAAATTTGTAATAATATCTTGTTGTGCAATTAATCCATCAAATTCGGAGTAATATCCAATATCATTATATGTTTGAGTTAACATAATTGGTATTGTTAATCCTGTTAGTAATGATGTTCCGTTTGTTCCTCCACTTAATATCTGAGACATTCCTGAATAAACGAAGAAGTTTTGAGTCGTTGCAGTAAATGCGGTTGCATTTGTTGGGACTCCGTTTGCTGGTAGGTCGTAGTATGTTTTAGCGGTATATACTAATGCAAAAACATCTGAATTTAAAACTTCAGGTGAAATAAGTAGACTAAATTTTTCTGATTCCATTATGGGTTAACATATTCATACCAAGTTATAGCACTATTTGCTGTTTGACCTTCACCAACTCTAACCTGTGATGGAGATTCTTTATATACCTTATATTCATAACTATTGTTATCCATCACAACTTTGTAATAGAAATATTTTTCTTTATCAAAATTAAATTTAACGGGTCCCGCAAATCCGGATTGTGGTTCATTTACCATTCTTATAAATTGTCCTTTTTTAGCGTTGAAGAATTTACAAGACATATAAAAAAAACTTTGAGCGATGTATGAATCACCTTTCAACCAATAAAAGAAAAACCCTTCTTTATCTGCCCCCGTATAATCTAAAATATATTTTGGTTTTTTAACCATAACATTTGTTGGATTCAAAGCAGGACCTATTGTTCCTGGTTCTTTTACCCCTTGTTGAGTTGGTAAAATAACACTAAAAAGTAATTTTTGACTTTCTTGTATTTTACTATCGTAAAAATCTAATTTAAAGAATGAACCTTTAAATGAATTTGAAAAATAATATATTTCGGAATCCGTAAAAGTCGCGTATTGGTAGTCATCTAACCAGTCTCCAATTGAAGGTGGGTTATTTACAAATGTTGTTGGTAGGTTTGGATTAAAGAAATTAAATATATAATTAATTTCAGTCTTATCGGGGTCATTATCCCAAGGGGCATGTGCAAATCTACCTATTTCAAAATCTTCAATACCATTAATTAAAGTTTGTAAAGCATTAGTTTCAAACTGTTCAACCGCCTGTTCTCTACCTTCCATATCAAAAGTTATTTCGATTGGAATATTAATTTCAGTATCGTTAGGATTTATCGTAAGTCTATAATGGTTATTCACAATCGTCATTTATTGGTTGGTTTATGATAGTTGTTGATATATCTGTCGTTCTTTGTATTGGTTTTTGTAAAAATAAAACTTGTTTAAATGGGTAGTGAGCACCATTCGTAAAAGGATAATCAACCCCAAGTCCTTCGGCATCTATAAATCCATATGTGTAGATGTCTCTCCACACAAAAGTTTGTTCATATTCTGAGAACCATGCATATGTTGGGACGTTACTCGTATTAGTTTTTAAACCATATTCTAAATAGTTACTAAAAATTCTGATTGGTATAGAATAATGTGGTTCATAAACATAACCACTAGGTAAATTCAAAGCCGAGTTATCTGAAAAATATAAACTATTAAATGAATATTTGTGATAAGCCGGTGATATCACATATTCTTTTTGTTCTATATAGTTATATTCACAAAAGTCACCTTTAAGTATTGTTCCTGTTGGTATAAAATCATTATAATAAAAATACTGCCCGCTACCTGCGGGTTGTTCATAAAACGCTAAAGGAATATTATCTTTATTATTAAGTGATGTGTGGTCCCACCAAGGGTCAATAGAATTTTTTAGAAAATTAAACCCCCATCCAACATCTATTGCAGTTTTAATACCTGATGAGTTTGTTATAGGTGGATTAAACCAACCCATATAACCCTTTTGTATTGTCGTTAAAAAAAGCTCAGTTACCGGTTTTCCATTATTATCTTTTAAACCTTCTATTGAAATATCTTTATTTAAAACAAAATTAAAAGTTTTTGAACCTTCTTTAACCGATACTCTTTGTTCATTATTTGGTGTTAATGCGGAATATTCTAATTTACTCTTAGTACTGAAAGGGCCGTTTTCAAAACCAGCTTGAGTAATATTAAACTCTGAATGAGTTGCAATCACATTATGTAATCTTACATAATATATTGATTTTGTTTCACCACTATTTACAATATTTTTAATTCTTTTGAACGTACCAACCGTTCCATTTGTAGTTTGGTTTGGTGGAAATTTTAAATCAAAAGTTGAAAATACGGTTTCTTCTGACCTATAATTTTCACTACCCAAAGAAAAAACTTGAAATATTTTTTTACCTCCTAATCCACTCGGGTTTGTTGGGATGTTTATCTCAACCCATTCACCTATTCTTAAATTATGTTTGGTTCCACAGTTGAAGTACACAACTCTTTTACCATTAATGTTTCCTGTAGAAATAACAAAAGGTATTCCGTCTCCAGCCGTAAAATTTACACTAACATTAAACTGCTCACTTTTATACGACATCGGGTGTGTCGTATCACTACTAAATGGATATGTTAAATATAACATCCAATTATAAGATGTAGCACTTTTTGCTACATAATTTCTATGTCCCGCAACTGCAGAATATCTTGCAAAAGTAAATTCATCAAACTGTGGGTAACCTTCCCACGGAACATTAGGGTTTGGTGGAGTATTTAAAGTTGCATTTGCAACAGCATTGGTGTAATAAAGAATATTTCTAAACGGTGTATAAGTTGTTTTACCGGATACCGTATTGTTAAATATATTTGTTATTTTACCTGATATTCTAAATTTATTACTTTCCTGTCTTTCCGTATCAAATTGGTCCGCAAGGTTTAATGTTAAAGACCTATCACCTTCAACCATAGTTCGTCTATCACCAAACAATGGTGGTTGTATCCAAATGTCCTTGTCCGTGTTACCAGCAAATTGCTGAGAACCTAAAACTATTCTTATATTGTTTTCGTTAGGCATCTTGATTCAAAATATATTTTGTTATGTATCTGTTCATTGCAGTTTTTCCTTTACCTAACCCAAAATAGAAATGATATGGAGCGCCAACAACAAAACTACTATTTTGACCAGGTGGGAATGATTCCGTATACCCATTGCTATCGGTATTATAGATATATCCTTTTTTACCATAGTTTGTTGAATTAAAGTAATTTGAGAATGGAGCTTGGTAAAAACTCATGGTTTGGTATTTTTGTTTATAAAATCCTGAACCTTGTAAACCTGTTGACCAGTCGTTTTTATCGTCACCAAAAATTGTGTTTGTCGTATTTAATTTCCATAGATAAAATGGAACTTCTTGAGTTTTAGGGTATCCGAAATAATTTGTCAATGTCGGTGTGAATGTTGTAATCCCCGGCGTTAACTTAATTCTATTTTCAGTGCTACCCGTAAAGAAAACACCTACCAAAGCATCTCCTGAACCTGAGACATATAAAGTATCATCATCATATGCATCATCACTAAATCCTTCAACACCATATTCTGAATTAATACTAAATAGTTGTGCTACATCACCATCAATTCTATCTTCACTTCTCGAAAACATTCTATTAATTGATGCGTCTCCAATACCTAATATTTGAGTCCAAAAATTACTATTAATTAATCTTGAAATGATAAATAATTGAAGTAAATCTGATGTATCATTATATGATGTTGATTTCATCGTCTCTAACATATAACCCTCAAATTGTGGATTCACACATATTTCTTTTGTAAATTGGTCTCTTGGTCCCAAATCCATAATGGTTGTTGGAAAGAATATGTTTCTAGTATTAATTCCTTTATATCCAACAGGAACTAAATTTGTTATTGGTGTTTTACTTTGTGGAACTTGTCCTATAAAGTTCGTTCCATTAAATGGTGTTGACCTATAGAATAAAGAATTTGTGGTTCCTTCAGTATAAAAAACGGGACCTTGTCCAGGTCTAAATGAACTATCATAACTACCACAGAATAAATATTTTTTAGGTTGCCCTGTTACGTTAAAAATTGTTTTCTTTTTAAATGAAAACATATAAAGAGTTCCATTAACCCAATTGTTTTGGAAAACTTGTGAGAACACCCCTCTACAAGCGGCAAACATCATTCTAAATCTTGACTTCCATTCAATAAAATATTTAATGTCTTTAGGAATTGAAACTATCAATGTTTTATCAACAAAATAATAACATCCACCTTTTACTCTTTTATCATCTAAATTTGCATCACATGGTTCACTAACACCAAAACTAGTTCCATTACCACTATAACACTCAAGTAATGTTAAATTATTACATTGTAATGAACTAATAACCGCATCAGTAATACCATTAGAAGTGTCACCTGTAAGGTCATCTAAATTATTAGTAGTGTCAGTTGCCGCCAATGGAACAAAAGGAGTTGTCATACCATTACCTTGTTCAGTAACGTTATAAATTGCAAAATTGTCATTTAAATGTAAGGAATAAGAAGAATTACCACTAATTTGAACTGTGGTTGAGGTTGGTAATCTGTCGGACCTAAATACAAGTCTATTATTGTTTGTAATTGTAACATTAGTAAACTGTTGTAAATGATATGCCGGTGACATTGCCCTAACTTCTAATGAAGTATTTAGAGTTGGGTCTAATAGACCACCTAATGGGGCATTAGATGTTATTATAGTTCCACCCTCAACATTTCCTTGACCGGTGTAGGATGAACTGACCGGATTGTACTGAAAACGTATTTGGTTAACGGAACCGTTATCAATAGTTCCTGTGTTATTTGTATAGAACCCTAAACTCTTTGTGTCAAAAGGAAATGGTTTAAAAGATATTGCCTGACTTTTATCTGTTGAGTTATAATAGTAAAGTGAATTATTTGTGAATGAACTAAATTTAGTATTATCTACGGTAAAACCGTAGGGTTGGTGATAAAGGGATGTGTTGGTGTTATCTGTAATTTTATGCGTTTCTGGTGTAATATATGAACTATGCCAAGGGTAAAAAGAAAAACTTGTTGCAGGCCCTGTGTTTGGCTTAATTGGGATATTAAGATAATATGAACCCTCAATTACCGGTCCTGAACCAAAAGAATAACCAAACAATCTTGATAAGTCGTATCTAATGTTTTGTTTTTGGGTGTATGGGTCAACTCCTCTTGATAGGATTATTATTTCTAAATCTTCAAATCCATCTAAAAATTTAATCGGGAAAACATATTCATTCACTGCGGGAAATGATAAATATCCACCGTATGTATATGCTTGTGTTTTTTGAAATAAATACTTATTAAGTAGTCCACCTGTGGTGTTTGTAATTCCTGAGAATTGTTGTATTGTTCCTCCTGTTAAAACTTGGAAGTATTCCACACCTCCTTTAAATTTATACTCTTTACCATTTTCAGTGATACTTAATTTTAATATACCATTTTGAACAGTCCCTCCTGTTCCAATCCAATTAATTTGTTTATTAACTAATCCCGTTGCGTTATACGGTGTTGAACCCGTTACATTGTTTGTATTAAATTGGTTTGTTGTTGATAAACCAGAAACGTTAGGGTCATTAATGGTTGTTAAATCTGTGAATGTTACTAACTGTGAATTTGGTAAATTTGCAATGGTTCCTGAATCACATAAAATAATCAACACACTATCATCAAAAGTAGTTGATGGGTCGACAAGATTTGTTGATGGGTTAATATTTCTAACCGTTGTTTTAATGTGGTTTTCACCATCAAAATACCTTTGTCTAACATTAGCTAAGTTCATTGACTGAGCCAATTGAACATCAAATCCAGCCCATGTAACGGCACCTTGAACTGGAAATTGAGTAATTGGGGTTTTTATTAATTTATCAAAATTATTATTTAATGATTGGTATTGATACCCCGCAAATACTTGTCTTATTCCATTATTAAAAGATTCAGGATTTGACGAATTTACCGATTGAGCACTATTGTATGATGTAAATGATGCAATAGAACTTAAATCAGATAATGGACTAAAGTTATTTGCCGATATTGTTATAGTTGCACTCTCTTGGAATCCCGTATCTCCTTCAGCTAACTCCACATCCTCACAAGGACAAGCTTCACAGTCAGGATATGACATCATCGGCAATGAAATTCTTTTGAATGGATTATCCTTACTTAATGGTTGGATATTTTGTTTTTTACAATCTTCCTTTTTAAGTTTTTTACTAAGTGCCGCTACAACAATACATATCGCATAAACTAAAGTATTAACTATCCATAAAATCAAATTAATAACAACTCTAAGAACAGGATATAATACGGCTAAGACGTGTAATATTACGATAAGACTAACAAATTGTGGTGTTAAAATTGTGATTAATAGGTTCATAATAAAAACCAAAAAATCAAAATTTCTTACACCATCATTAACAGGAAACTTATTAACAGTATTAGTACAAGTTCTATCAGTAATATCTTTAATACCTAAATGTTTTAATCTATTTGCTCCCCATTTCCATCTATCAATAAAGTTTGAAATTGTATAAACCTTATTATAATTAAACTCATAGAATCTATCTTCACAATCAATAGCCTCTTGTATCATTTGTTGACCAATAGTTGTGGTATCATCACCATAATCATTCCAATCTAAACTAAAAGCATATGAATATAGTTGGGCATTTAAATCTGTTGGTTCGTCATCGTTATTTAACGACCATCCCCATTCTTTTACGTTAGGGACCAAGTAGTCACCTCTCATTATGGAATTTGCCATACCAGATTCATTTTGGTATTGAATTCTAAAACGATATTTACCTTTTGTTGGTATACCTACATTTGGGTCATTAGATATTACTTGTTCACCAAATTCATTTGTGGTAACATAGTCCAAGTTCATAGGAACTTCAACCAACCATGTTCCTTCATCATCAATAACTTTTCCTCCGTCAGGTAACGTGTATCTTTCAAGAATAGGTCTTCCATCCGCATCGTAATCAATAGTTTGTCTAACGGCTAATATACTACCAGGTGCCGTTACCAAATCACATAGTTTACCCGTGTCTTTTCCTGGTTTACAATTTGTTTTTAAGAAGTCTTCATCGGATGAAGAAAATAATGACCCCATAAAAATAGCATGTGGTTTAATTTCAATTCCAAAATCACGAAGGTCAAAGTCCGCTCTTGTAATACCAATATTACATATTTCATTCTCACCCCAAAAAGAGCTAACTTCAATATCTTGTCTTATGTTGACTAATTGTGGTAACGAACTTAAATCTGTTGACGATTTAAATTGGTCTCCATTAAATTGTTCGGGAGTTCCCAAACCCGCTCTAATTAAATCGGCGGGCCTTAAAGAAAAACAACCTATATTTGATAGGTCTAAATCTAAAGTTAATGTTTGCAAACCAAGAGGTGCTCCAATAATCATGAAGTCACCACTTTCATTTGTTTTTACGGTATACTTGTAATATTTTTCATAAACTTCTAAAACTTCAGTTCTTGTCAAAATATCTTCTCTATCGGGAAATGTTCCTGTTGGTGTATGCCCGTCATATTCTTTTCTATATGGTAAAAGATTATATCTATAACCATCTTCATTTTTTTGGTCTACATTCCTATAAGGGTAAAGTGTGGAAATTACTGGGTCATTTTCATCAACACTATCTAAAGGAACAAAAATTGATACATTGGCGTTTGGGACACCGTATCCACCATTTACAATGACCCTACCTGTTACAACACCATAGTCAGCACAGAATCTAGTATAAACATCTTCTTGTCTTAATTTTAATGATAAAATTTCCAAGAAGTCAAAATCTTGGTTGATATTAACTCTTATGTTTTTGTCAGTTCCAGGTGCTGTTCTTATCCTATAGCTTTTGGTCATTAGTCTTTTAAAAATAAATAGTTATTTTGCCCATTTTAAAAAAAATAGGTAAGACATTACGGAAATAAATAATCTTATGTAAAATCTACTGAGGTTAGATTTTTAACAAAAACCCTAATGTCTTTATTATCAAATCTAACTTGATATATTTGTGTTGGTTCTGCAAATATATTATCATCAATTAATTCTATTTCTTTTGTCGCTTTATTAAGATATCTTTGAGATGTCTCAGAAGTCGAGTATTGTCCCCCAACTTTATTAAACACTTGTAATTTACTTAAACTTATAACACCAGCGGTGTTTTGAATTAATCTTCTTATATCCGAAATATTAACATTTTCACCCATATCTCTATTTTCGGGTGACATGTAATTTGAAACTTGGTTAATTAGTTCAGTAATAACCTGACCTCTATTAACGCTTGACTCCACAACCACATAGATATCAAAAGCTAAATCAATAACCTTTGCCACATCAATTTGTATATAGTCGTTTATCATTCTAAATTTAGAAAGATATGTTGCCAAATTTGTTTTTAAATTGTTTGATACTATTTGTGTTAATTTACCTGTTTGGTCATAAGACAATATTTGAACTGTTATTTTATTATTGTTTTCTGTAATTGCAACCTTTGCAGGTGCTCCAAATTTTCCTGGCATCGTATCAATTAACGATTTATAATCATTAACGGTAACTGCCCTTCTTTGTGCCGCAAAATTAAATGCGACCATGTTTCTAACTTCTTCAGTTGAGGGTGGGTTGGCTCCTCCAATTGCTGCAGTTACATTATTCACCACTAAAGAGTTTAACACATTAGAGTTAATAGAATCTGAAGGTCCATTAACCGCAAAATCAATAGTTCCTACTTGATTGATTACCCCTACACCAACATTAGACGCTAAACCACCTCCAGTTCTATACTGAACAAATATTGTGGTATTTGGTTGGACGGTAAGTCCAAGTCCAATATTGTTTTGGTAATTAGCCAAATCTAAATTAATACCTTGTTTTGCAAAATTAGCAAGTTGTATATTAGGTGTTGTTGTTCCTCCACCAAATTGTATTTTTAAAAAACCTTCAGGTGTGTATTCGGTAATAAATCTGTTTTCAGTTTTAATATATTTACCAACTTTTATACCCGCATTATCTACAGGTTTAGTCGGGTCTTCAATAAAAACAGTGTCTTCTGCCAATGCGTCAACTTCATACCATTTATTATTAGCGGTTAAAAACTCTCCATAATTTGGTACATTAGGGTAACTTGTTCCGTCTCTTTGTATTATCGCATTTACCCCCAATACGTTTCTTTCGGGTAAAAAGAAATTAAAGAATGGGACAACATCGGTTGCGTTTATAACTCTTTTAAAAACTTTTGTAGTTCCATTAACAACAACCTCTCTTTTGGTAATAATGTAATTTATAATTTTATTATTAGCGTCAAAAGTTGGAACTTTCGTTCTATTAACTTCACCTTCTTGATTGTATTGTGTTGAAAAATCAATATCATATACCGTTTCAAATGTAGTTCCTCCACCATTAAATTGCGACCCTGCCCTTAAAATCCCTAAATATCTATAATCTTCAGCATCCCCTAAAGGTGGAACTGTAATTGAAATATCTACCACAGCAACAGATGGTCTATACCCCGGTATTTTTAAACCATAAGTTCTTGCAATATTATAAATTGAAGATTTTTGTTGAGCATATTGTAATACCGTTTCTTGTATACTTCTATCAATATGGTAATGTAAGTTATCTGCGACCGCAGCATTCAAATCCATCAAAACCGAAAACACAGATGCGTCGTTAAAGTTTTGAATAAGTTCGGGGTAATACTGTTTAGTGTAATTTATTAACCCGTCTCTTATGGATTCAAAATCCCTATCCGTGTAATTAATTTTGTTATTTGCCATATTATATGTTGATTATCACAAACTGTCTACTACCAAAAGCCCTTGCGTCATTTGTATAGTCAATTTTTATTTTTGCACTGTACTCTGCAGTATTCGCTCCCGGTATGCGATAAATACTCGCTTGCCCCAATAATTCATAATCCAATTGTCCTGCAACATCACCACTATCGTTATATGATTCAACAGTAATACTATTAATTGTAAGGTTAGGAATGTATTTATCAACCTGTTCTTGGATTTCAGCCCTAATTTCTTCAAAGGTTGCGCCATCTAAAGGTTCAAAAATATATTCATACAATCTTGTTCCAAAATCAGGTAAAAAATATCTTGTTCCTCTTCGGGTCATAAGCAAATGTATTAGGTCGGTCCTGATTTCTTCATCAGTCGTTTCCGTCAACTTTAAGTAATTTCCCTTTTCGCTTTGTAAAAATGGAAAATGTATACCATATGTTATTCCGTTTGCCATATTAGATAAATATAGTGTCGTGATATTTTCAATAAATAGTTATTAAATAAAAAATCCCGACATAGTGTCGGGATTAGTGTCGTGATTAAGAAGAACAACCAAAACAATCGAAATCTGAATTTTCAGGTTTTGGTGGTAAATTTATATTTGAATAATCTACCGTTGGTGTTTCGAATTTAACTTTTGGTTTTTCTTTTTTTGACATATCCAAAGCTAAATGTTTTGCTCCCGTTGAAATAGCCTTCGTTCTAACATAATAACAAAGTGTTTTTAATCCTCTTTCCCATGCATGAAAGTGAGATGAGGTAATCTTTGATAATGTTGGGTTAGCCATGTAAATATTCATCGATTGGGATTGGTCGATAAATGGTGCTCTGTCGGCTGCCATATCAATAAGTTGTTTTTGTGAAATCTCCCAAATAGTTTTGTATTTAGGTATTAAATGTTCAATTCGTTTAACTTTTTTATTGTAATTTTTATCTTCACTATCTAAGTAATTATTGAAGTTGATATTCTGAATTGACCCTTCGTTGATGATTATTTCATTTTTCAAATCCTCACACCAAATACCAATTTTTTCAAAGTCATTAATAAGGTATTTGTTAACAATCATAATTTCACCACCCACAACTCTTCTATTAAATAACGCCGAGTGTGCAGGTTCGGTCATTTCAAATGAACCTGTAATCTTAGCAGAAGACGCTACCGGCATTTGAGCGGTGAATAATGAATTACAAATTCCATGTTCTTTAACATTTTCTTTTAACTTATCCCAATCCCACATTCCTGAAAGATTGTCTTCATTTAATCCCCACATATCATATTGGAAAATACCTTTTGACATTGGTGAATTATTGAAGTATGTGTATTGTTGATACTTACCTTCTTTACAAAGTTGGTTACTTTCAAAAATAGCGGCATAATAGATAGTTTCAAAAATATCTTTATTTAATTTTTTAGCTTCCTCTGATGTGAATATATAATCCATTAAATAGAATACATCGGCTAAACCTTGAGTTCCAATCGCGATTGCTCTTTGTTCTAAACCACCCTTTCTACCTTTTTCAGTTGAATAGTTATTAATATCAACAACTTTATTCAAAGCTCTAACAACTTTTCTAACTTCGTTAAATAACAACTCAAAGTTAAATTTACCGCCCTCAACAAAGTTTTTAAGGACCATAGATGAAAGAGTACAAATCGCTGTCGTCTTTTCGTCGGTATATTGGTAAATCTCATTACAAAGATTGGATTGTTTAATTACACCAATATTTTGATGATTGGTTTTTTTATTAGCATTATCTTTAGAACATAAATAAGGAACACCAGTTTCAATTTGTGATTCAATAATTTTACTCCAAATAGTTTGAGCAGATACTTTTTTACCTAACCCCATTTGAACTGCTCTATTATACATTTCTTCATATTCCTCTCCGTAACATTCTTGTAAAGGTTTTAAACCGGCCTTAATGATGTCATTAGGGCAAAACAAATACCAATCTGAATTATTTTTTACCGCTCTCATAAAGTTATCGGGAATCCAAATTGCTGTAAATAAATCACGAGCTCTTAATTCTTCAGCACCTGTGTTCTTTTTAATATCTAATAAATCAATAATGTCTTTGTGCCATGGTTCGATGTATATCGCAGCACTTCCCGGTCTTCTTCCTTGTTGGTTAAAGTATCTTAATGACTCATTAACAATTTTTAAATATTTTAACAATCCTCCTGCATAACCACCTGATGATGAAATTCTACTTTCTTTACTTCTGATGTTAGACATGGATAAACCAATACCTGCAGCGTCTGATGAGAATGTTGATATATCATTAAGTGTTCCAAGTAAACCGTCTCTTGAATCTGAATTATTATAATGTAATACACAAGAAGCAAGTTGGGGAACCTTAGTTCCAGCATTAATCATGATTGGGGTTGCCTTTGAAATCAATTGGTTGGACAACGATTTATAATATTCAGCGGCAGCCTCAAAAGAATCCGTAACCCATAAAGCAACTCTCATATACATATGTTGAGGTCTTTCAATTACTTGTCCGTTTGGTCTTTTTAACAAATACATTTCTTGTAATGAACGCCAAGCAAAGTAATCAAAATTATAGTCATTTTCATGGTTGATAACTGCGTCAATAGTGTCTTCACCATATTCTTTAATTGTTTCAATTAATTTTTCATTAACAACACCATCCTCATATAGTAACATCATAGTTTGTGAAAAACTATCATTTGTTTCTTTATGATATGATGAAATAGCAACTGATGATGCCAATCTGGAATAGTCGTGGTGACTACCAGTATATGATGCAGCGATTTCATATATCAATTTATCCAACTCTTTTGTTGTAATCTCACCCTCAGTTGGTACTGACGTTATCACTTTGATGAATATTTCATCGGAGTTTACGCTAAGGCTTTTTGCCGCACGTTTTACTCTATTGTAAATTTTTTGTGGGTTAAATGAAGCACTTTCCCCTCCTCTTTTATTAATTTTTAATGACATAGTTTATAATTTAAAAATCGTCTGTAAATGTTATGGTTTCGTTTAACTTCGCTTTTTGGTATTCAACTGTTCTAGACTCAAAGAAATTACCTTTTGTTTCCACAGCGATTTGTTCCATGAATTTAAAGGGTTGTTCAACGTTAAATTCTTTAGAACAACCTAACTTAACTAATAATCCATCAACAACAAATTCCAAATATTGTTTCATTAAATTAGAATTCATACCAATTAAAGAAACAGGTAGAGATTCTGTGATAAATTCTTTTTCAATTTCTAAAGCTGACAAAATAATTTCTTTTATTCTTTTTTCTGATGGTCTTTTTTCTACGTGATTATTCAATAAGTGAATTGCAAAATCACAATGTAAATTTTCATCTTTAAAAATAAGTGAGTTAGCGTTACATAGTCCTTGCATAATACCTCTTGATTTCAACCAAAAGATTGAACAGAATGAACCTGAAAAAAAGATACCTTCAACCGCGGCGAACGCAACTAATCTTTCAGCAAACGAAGCATTTTCAATCCACTCTAAAGCCCACTTAGCTTTCTTTTGAACTGCAGGTAATCTATCAATCGCGTTAAAACATTCATCCTTTTCTTTTGGATTATTGATGTAAGTGTCAATCAATAATGAATACATAAGTGAGTGAATGTTTTCCATTGCTAATTGCATCCCATAAAAGAATTTAGCCTCAGGGTATTGAACCTCTCTATAAAAGTTTTCGGCTAAATTTTCATTTACGATACCATCAGATGCCGCAAAAAATGATAAAACATTTTTAACAAAATATTGTTCATTCTCAGTAAGAGATTCCCAATCTCTGATGTCATTTGTTAAATCGATTTCTTCAGCGGTCCAAAACGCTGCTTGGTGTTGTTTGTAAAATTCCCATATATCATTGTGTTCAATTGGGAAGATAACGAACCGACCAGGATTTTCTGTTAATATTTTTTCCATAATAAAATTTAAATTAATTACTTTTTGATTCTTGTTCTTTCTGCTTTTTCTTTTCTAAAAGCTCTCGAACTCTATTTCTATTTTTTTCTTCTTTTTGTTCTTCTAAACCTAAGAACGTTACACTTTGTTCTGTGTCTATATCAAGCATTGCATTATCAAACTTACAGTTTTCAAAGACAATACCGTCTTTTCCAATTCTTGATTTTGTAATTGCTATCGTCGCTAAGTTCATTTCTTTTTGTTGTAAACTTTTAGCGACAGTTATAATTACGTGACCCACTTGTGCCTTTTTAATTGACCCACCCATTTGGTCTGTAGTAACAACTTCAGATGATATTGAATTTCTATTACCCTGAGTTGCAGTCCAACCGGCAATATCTAATTCATGACACATAGCCTCAAATGCTCTCATTACTGAACCTTCACTTTTCCACTCATCACTTAACATTTTATCAGGAACCACACAATCAATATAGTCTAAAATGATAACATCAATCTTTGTTCCTTCGGCTATCATTTTTCTA